AGGAAAGAATGGGAATCGCGATTGGAAAGGTTGCGCGAACAAGTGGAATATTGGACGAACCCAGACAATGCGACGGAGAAGACGGTTGAAATCGTGGAGTTGTTTTATGATTGTGACTGAATATCAGTGACTGTCAAGTGGTAGTAATAAAATACTAATTTTTTATATTTATTTCACAATAAACATAAAATAGAATTGTAACTATGTAGTTGTACTAATTGCTGTAAGCACATTTTATCCCATAAGTTTCCCTACAGGCTGGACTGAATCTTAGATTTTCTCCGGCTGCTTAAACCTTCACTGAAAACCCACCCCGGTGCGGTCTCTGGTGGTCAATCATGGACTAACATAACGTCTGTAGATTGATACCCTGCGGATTGCCCAATCCTTATCATTATTACCATACCCAAGTTTTTTTTCTTGGCCGCTTATTCCTTTCGGAAAAAAGTTTGGTAGATAAGGCTCTAAGGGGTTCCCCGAACAATAGAAGAGGTGTCGCAACTCTGACTTATCGTCGTCAGAATCACTAACAGCTGGTCTGGTTATATCATCAACAAAGATGATACTGAGGACGCAATTGTTTTTCCGTAGCTAGAGCTCAATTGGCTACGGCAAGCTGTTTTTCTGCCCTGATTAATAGCAACTAGTAATAACATCCACATTACTGTAACTATATAGTTAAGGCCTCCCATACCGGACATCACACGAAGAACGTTGTAATTCACGGCATAGACGCGCACCTTAGCAGTGTTAGTGCCCTCAACGGTAGCGTTGGAGAGAACAAGCTGAAGGGTGGCGTTATCAATACGAGAGAAGTTGCAAGAGCCGGAAGGCTGGTGCTCCTCAGGCCTCAACGCGAAAGAATACAGGTTGATGCCGGTGTCGGGAGCACGGGTGTGGTGCTGCCAAGGCTGGACGAGGTCGAAGTAGGTGCCCTCGCGCTCAGAGAAGCGGTCCTGACCGTTAAGCTGGAGCTTGGCAGTCACGACGGGGTTCTCACCCCAGCAATGCATGTCAAGAGAGGTCTCGGTAAGAACGAAGGTGCCGGCATCAGAGACACCAGAGTTCTGAAGCTGACCACCAGCAGTGCCGTGGGCAAAGTGGGGAAGGTCGTAAGGAGCAGTGCCATCAGCGTTCGCGTGCCACCAAGAAGTGCCGGTGGTGTAAACATCGGCGGCACCAGCGTCGTTGAAGAGACCGGAAGCATCGATGAACGAGGCGGAGGTGTTGGCAACGCTGTCGTGGGAGCCAAAAGCGTGGATAGCGTTGGGCAGAGCATCGACGGCATCAGTGTAGTTGAAGGGCTGAGCACCGAGAAGACGGTTAAGAATGGAGCCAGACTCGAGGGACGAGCAGTAGTCAACATTCTTGTCAGGCTGAACAACCCAGATAAGCTCCTTAACGGGGTGGTTAAAGTTGAGCTTGATCTTGTTGGAAGAGGAACCGACGGACTCATCACCAGTGAACTGGAGCTGCTCGATCAGGTACTCGTGGGGGTTCTGGGCCATACGCCTGCGCTCATCAGTGTCCAGGAAGACATAGTCGACATAGAGAGAAGCGGCAACCAGAGACTGGTTGTAGGCGGAAGTCACCTTAGTGGCGGCGGGGGCGGTTCCCATGCTGGACATGGCAAACAAGCACTCCTCGATGGGGCGGATATCGAGGTTGATCTTGACCTCGTGATACTGAAGGGCGATCAGAGGAAGAGCAAGACCGGGATTGCGGCAGAACCAGAACTGAAGAGGAACATAAAGGGTAGTCTCGGGGAGAGCGTTACGAGGAGCGCAAACCTGACGAGGGGCAGAAGCATCGCAAGGGCCATCAATCGCGTTAAAAGAAGGGTCGGTGATGAAGGTAAGCTGGGTGGTGTTGCCGATCATCTTGAAGTAACCGCGCTGCTGCTCGGTAGACATAGTAAGCTGATTCCAGATATGCATCCAGTCACCGTACTGGCGGTCGATACGCTGACCACCGATCTCAACCTCAACCTGAGAAATGAGCTGCTCACCGGGAAAATCGAGCCAACGAGCATAAACGCCGCCCCCCGAGTTCTTCAGGGACTGACCAATCTCTGGCAGAGTAACCTGAAGGTAAGTACGGTAAGCCAAATCTCCGTTACGAGAAATGGTGCAGGTCACACGACGACCGAAATCGGCCTGACCGTTAAAAGTCTGTTCAATAGACTCCATAGCGAAGTTAGTGTGACGCTTGTAAGAAACCTTCCAGAAAGTAATCTGGGGATTACCAGTAAGGTAAACGTCCTGAGCGCCATAGGCGACAAGTTGCATAAGTCCTCCTCCCATTGTAAATTGCTTGTTATACTATTGAGCAAGAAAAAAAAATTAAAAAATGACACATTTAACGAAAACGACTAAATTATTTGAATTATTGATACTATAAACTAAATATTCCATTTATCGAAAGTGTTATTTTAACATAAACACGCGGACATTGAGACCATTGATGCCATTGACGCCATTTAGTAGAGACTATATAGACCATATACGATGGAATTTACTAAATTTGTTAAATTCGCACACAAACATTGAGCATTTTATGAAAACAATAGTTTTCCTAAATATTAATAATACTCAAATACAAATTAAATAATTTCTACTAAATAACTTTATAACTAAACTAAACTAAATTATACATATTCAATAATTTCTATTTTGTTAATAAAGATAGAATTGTAATTTAGTTATAAAATAAATAATAAAATACTATTATTACTATTCGTTTATCATTCGTTTAGTATTCGTTTAGTATTCGTTTAGTATTCGTTTAGTATTCGGGGTGGGGGGTATTTGAGGCGGGTAATTTATCATACTTAACATACAGTCATGTCATCATTTAAATACAAGCCTACTAAAAAAATTATACTTGATGAAAAGAGCATCACAACACTTGATAGTAAACATAAAGAATTACAAACTGAATATCAATATACTCAAGATTCAATTATACCTGCGCTAAAAAAAGAGAAAAATGAACTAAAGAATCGAATTACGAACATAAAAAATATGATTGGTAATTCAAAAAAAACAATGCATAATAATAATAATGATATCACTGAAAAAGAAGATAACAATCATGAACATGACGGTAGTAAAATAGAGTTATGCTGCGATAATATGTTATCATGTACATGTCAACCAACATATAATGAATTCGGATATACACATGAAAAATCGAATAATGAACTACATATATCAAATATAAGCATATCATGTAATAAATCTCATACAACGAAGCAGAATCCGATTATCAAAACAACCATAGACGAATTACTGGAAATTCGGGATAGAATTAAAGATATAAATCAATTAATAAAAAATCATGAACAATCATATAAAAATTATTATCTAAATAATAGTGAATATATATTCGAATATTTTGAAAGTAAAAAGACGATAACAAGCGGTGGTGTAACAAAAACAAAATCACTTAATGCATTTTTCAAACTACCTGAGGCAAAAAAGGCCGAAGAATTACATATGATTCAGCACAATAATGTCCAAAAATATCTATCGAATATTGACCATAATTACATTGATATTTCTAAATATGTATATCCTACCGACATTTGCCAGTTTTGTTATCAAGGAGAAATGATACCAGTTGAATGTGAAGGGATTATGGTTTGTAACTATTGTGCCAAGCATGTGGTGTTTCTAATTGATAACGAAAAACCGTCTTATAAAGAGCCTCCAAAGGAAGCATGTTTTTATGCTTATAAGCGTATCAATCATTTCCGCGAGATTTTGGCACAGTTTCAAGCCAAAGAAACAACATCAATCCCTGAAAATGTCCTTGAAAGTATTAAACAGCAAATCAAAAAGGAACGTATCGAAATAACACAATTCACCGATAAAAAAGCCAAAGAAATTATGAAAAAACTGGGGTTTAATAAATATTATGAACACATTCCATTTATTAAAGATAAGTTGGGAATCAAACCACCTGTAATGACGCCTGATTTAGAAGACAGACTTTGTAATTTGTTTATGGAAATACAAGGGCCTTATGCAAAATTCTGTCCGGATGACCGAGTTAATTTCTTGAATTATTATTATACCGTTTATAAATTATGTGAACTGCTTGGTAGACGCGAGTTTTTACCGTTTTTTCCAATGCTTAAAGATCGAGAGAAACGAATCGAACAAGACCAGATATGGAAACAAATATGTATTGAGTTGGATTGGGAGTTTATACCAACACCGTAATCAAGTCAGTAATCAATATTAAAACATTTTATGATATACTAATATAATTAATTGTATTTTCTCTAGAGTATTTATGTTAGAGAGTTTTTCTGATATAAAACACGCAATTTACATTAATTTGGATTCGCGTCCGGACAGACGAAAACAATTTGAACAACATTATACTAAATTACAACAGGAATTTCCGAATGATTGTAGATTTTCACAGGTTCATCGATTTCCGGCAATTAAAAATGAGTTACATGGCGCAATTGGTTGCTCTAAAAGTCACGCACAATGTATTCGTATCGCAAAGGCTAACAACTGGGAACATGTTATTATTTTTGAAGACGACGCTGTAGTTATTCAACCGAAAATTTTATTTGATAAAGTAAATTGTTTTTTGCGCGATTTTAAAGACAATTTCGATGTTCTGTTATTATCAGGTAACAATTATACTCCATTTAATATGATTAACGATGCATGTTGTCAGGTGTTTAATTGTTTGTGTTGTACATGTTATATTGTTAAAAGTCACTACTATGATACACTTATCAAGAATTTCGATGATGGTGCAACATTATTATCAATCCATCCAAATGAAAAGAGAATATATGCATGCGATTCATATTGGAAACAATTACAAAATGTTGACAGTTGGTATCTTATTGTTCCAATTTGTATATCACAGCGACCTGATTATAGTGATATTGAAAAACAGTTTGTAAATTATGATACTTTATTATTGAATTATAATAAGGAACAATATCAAAAATCCACCAAATAATTATCTACTATCCACCATGCAAAATCACGGTCACTTGGATAATGAAGTCCTGCCATAATTCGCACATTTGCGCATTTGGTTGCCATATCCATAATTGCTTTTGTCTTTGCAGGAAATTTTCTCGATAATATTATCGCCAAATAGTATGACTGTAATGCATGACCCGATGGATATGATGGAGTATCGGCGGTTTCTGAAATAAGTAATCGCCCATTTTCTTTGTTAATAATTTCTGGCGCGATTTGCTCAGGTCTTGCGCGATTATATATCCATTTAAATATTCGTGTTACTGTAACGACACGAGCACCTGTCATTATTCGTTCCATTTCTAAAGTTGTCATTTCATTTGGGGTTATTATAGCTTCAAACGCGCGAGCAACACTAATATCTGTCATGCGAAAAAAAGAAACATCACTTGGCATGCGCTTTAAAATATATTCATTCATGATAACATCAATTTCAGATTTATTATTTGGATAGGCGCCTCCACTGCGACTACTTCCGCTTCCTAAAGATATATTTAAAGTTGGATACCACCAATAAAACCGTTTTTGTTGGACATTAATCACAATAATATAAACAATAACAAGCGCAATCCATAATCGCTCCCTATCTGGGTCTCGTTCTATTATATGATGATAATATGAGTTCATTCGGTTTCGTATTTCCAAAACAGCACCACTTTCTATTCGGACTTTCATTCCAAAAAATAATTTTAATTCATCGATTGAAGGTAATATAAACATCGGGTTAAACTATATATTATAGACATAATCGTTAATATATAGGTGTTCATCGTTATAATAATGTTAAGTTAATTATATGCGAAGGGGTGTAGGGAAACCAACGAGGTTGGCGCCGATACCGAATCCTGCACCCGTTCTCGCGGAAACCGCTAAACTAGGAACATAAGTATCCAAAATGCTAAAGGTTGCGGCAGCAGTTAATGCAATTAACGCAACTTCGTCAAAGGACAGTCCTCGCTTAGGGATGGCGTACGCAGCAATTGCAACCATAACACCCTCAACCAAATACTTAATAGTTCTCTTGACGAGTTCTCCTAAATCAAAAACTCCGGCAGTCATTTAAAATGTATTATAAATAATATAAAGAAAATTAATATTATAACAAGTTATAATTGTTTATTTGTTTTATGCGTTAATTTTGAAAATACATAAATAATGCGTTTAAAACACTTAAAACTAGTATTTTATAGTATATATTAAAATAAAACCATTGTAAGGAAATAATGTTTCGAACTGATGCAGAATCCGGTAATGCGCCATCGGGCGTTGAATTACAACGCGACAAAAGTGGAATGATCAATCCTAAATATGTTGATTTGTTGGAGGAAGATAAGGCTATTGCGGGACAAAAGTTTACATGTCTTTCATTTGTTTCTCCAGAATCAATTCTAAAGCAGAAGGACCACTTCTTTTTCGAGAAGTTTTTGCATTATTGGGATTATCAAAAGTCGATGGAGAAGTTTATTCAATTTTTGAATTTTGTTTCGTTCAAGCATCATTTAGAGTTTGAGCAGCTCACTACAGATTTCCAGGAGTTTGCAAAGGAGGAGAAAGATATTCTGCAGAAGTCGAATATTTATGACGAGTATAAGACATTCCTAGATAAGCACGAGGACGAGCTAGAAAATGAGTTTAGTGAAAAGCATAATTTTCAGACATCGATTCGTGGGCTAAAAGTTCGCGGTGTGTTTGGTTCACAAAAAGAAGCTGAGTTGCGCTGCCAAATGTTGCGCGAGGTAGACCCGAACCATGATGTGTTTGTCGGACCCGTTGGTCTTTGGGTTCCATTTCATCCTGAGGCTTATAAAACTGGTCGTGTTGAGTATATGGAAGAGACTCTGAACCAGTTGATGGCGGAGAAGAAGAAGAACGAGGAGCAGGCCAAGAACGAGTTTGAGAAGAGGGTTAAGGAGACAAAGGCGAAGGCGATTGAGGAGAATAAGAAGTTGGCAAAGGAAAGCGGCAACAAGCTCACGCAAATGTTGGCGAAGGACGGTTCAACATTGGTTGATGTCGTCGATAAGCCTGAGGTGGTGACAAGTAGTCATCTTGGCGACGATACATCTTCATCTATTACTATGAGTGTAGAAGAGATGCGAAAGGAGCTATTTGAGAGTGACGATGTTGTTATGGACAAATATAGTGATCATGGTCTTTCTAAACTCACAAAGCCGGACGAGGAGTAGAGTGGATGATTTGAAACTATAATTTTATATCATATTATATCATATCAGCATATCATATAATAAAAATAAATATCATGAAAGGTGGTGGTATATATTATTGCTTAAATACCAAAGGCAATGGAAATGGAAATGGTCGAACGATAAATAACTGTATTATTGAAGCAATGATGCGCCCAGATACGAATATTCTGCCATTAACATTCAGTTCGATGGCCGGTTTTATTTTCATTCTATCAAGAACCGGTGGTTTAGTTGATTCAAACGGCGATATTTTTCTTAGAAGTGACAATATTGGAGTAAATGGTAAAAGAAAACAAAGGGCTGGAAGCGGCGGTGTTGTTGTATCTTCATTGGTTCTTAAGATTGTAATGAAACGCAATGACCCTGCCGACGAAGATTTAGACGAACTTCAGCTTGTTTTACCGAGTGATCCTGATTATGATACCGACGACGAAGACAATTCTATCGATAAATCTAGTCTGGAAGCAGATGAAATTACAGTAGAACAACAAAATCATAACGAATTATACCAAACATTTCATCTTGGGGAAAAGATGGTTCCGTCTCTTGTTGGCGATCTCATTGAATTTGATGAACCGAATATTCGCATAATTATCGATGCAATACTTCAAAAACAAGACACTGTCAAGCGTGCAAAGGTAATTCGCGTTTTTGAATATTTCGCATCACAAATACCTGCTCATAAAACTTCTGTTGTTATGATGTGTATGGAGATGGTTGGTGATGATTCTAGTCGCGTGGCTGGGGCTGCGAGAAGCGATAATACATATAAGGTAATTTCAAGTATTACGGACGAACGACTTAGAGTTGCTGCTGCGCGAGGTGCTGCCGCAATACAGTTGTTATGTATGCGTAAAGAGAAAACACAATTAGTAGATGCGCATGAAGGGAATTGGTTTATAGATACAGAAAACCAAGATAATGTTCGGGCTATTGATTTTGGTCGTGTTGCCGATATTACGGATAAAGAAATGATTGTTGAAGAAATCTGGAAATATAAGCGATCTCGACAATCGGCTTTTAGTATGAAAACTTCTCAAGGAACATTTCTATCGAAGTTTACAAGTAAAGCGGTTATAGAAACTTGTTATGACAGATTTATCGAAATTTTAAACTCGTCGTTGCCGTTTTGGATTGGACTGGAATCAAGTTCAAGAAAATCGCGTATTATGGACCGTTTCGTAGATAGTCGTGGAATGGATGAACTCGATATATCTAGATTAAATGTTCGCCGTAATATTCATTATTGTCTTGTTATGGCTTCAATAATAGATAATGCAATTACTTCAAATAGTTATCCCGATTGGGACCAGCCGCAAATGGCATGGGCATATGAGGAAATATGGGGTTTTGACATTATTCCTGATAAAGATAAAAAACTCCCCATCCATCATGTTCATACACTCGATTTTGATTATGACACATTTAAATCTAACATGCGAACTGCGAATATGTCATGCCGTCGCGTTAATAAGTCGTATGATGAGATTGCCAGGTTGATATTATTATATACATCAACTCCGGCTGGCTCATCAACTAAAGCGCATATGACTCTTGCTGATGCGAAAACACGCAAAAAATCTATCGCGCATGGTATTACCGCAACTAAGATTGGCGAGTTTGTATCATTTACTGATATTTATACACAGTCACAATTAGGAAAACCTCTACCACAAATACAATGCGCAGTTAATGGCGGAAATCGACGAGTAAATAAAACAAGAAAACGGCAACGATTGCAAGATAAATAAAGAAGATAAATAACATTATAATATTTTAGTATGATATTATAATGGCGGAACCAATATTGTTTTTATCATCATGTTTTAATGGGTTTATAGTAGCGATTCTTTTGTTAATTGCGTTTATTTATAATAAATTACCAAAATATTTAATCGCATTATTAAGCATTGTTATATTTACATCAATATTAAATCATGCAAATACAGGTGAAACATATAAATTGTGTGATAGAGTAGCTGTAATTATTACGATTTTAACATTATGCATTTATATATTGCGCAATAAGTGTTCGTTTCTGTCAAAATGTTTTGTATTTTTAGCCGTGTTATTAATAAGTGTATTTTATATTTATGCGAAATATAATAAACATATAAACCGAAATGAATATATTTTATTTCATTCGGGCGCGCACATTATTGGTACAATTCTTATTGCATATATTATTATTGCAACATAACCGCGCTTTTTGAATCGATTTAATTCGAGTTATTTTCATACAATCCATTATTACCATTATTATTACCATTTATTACCATTTATTCTTTTTAACATTAATCTTAGGACCCTTCCCCTTTGCAGCATTTGGGTCGTATGATTTATCCTCTTCGTCATCAGATCCGAGATTCTTCGATATTTCCCAGAACTCCTTGCTTCCCAGCCTGAAAGGACCATGCTGCTGCGCCTTATACCAGAAAATTTGGTCCTGAAGTTTATTCGATTTCGCGTTATTATTGATGACTAAACACTCATAATTTTCGGTGCACTGATCCATGACCTGACAAAAGCTCTCAAATGTTGGGAACATACCAGCATAATTGTCATAGATACGCTTTCGGTTAGCAATGTAAGGTTCGCGCAAAATAAAAACATAATCTATGTTGGTTCGGAGATTGGGAGGAATACCCAGAGGATACTGCATTGTTATGACTAACATCACCTTCCAATGTCGGCCGTTCATGAATAATAATCGCATCATTACATCCTTCGTCCATTTATTATCGTATAAACAATCGTCCAATACAACAAATGTGCGTGGGTCAATGGACGATTTTTTATATGCTTCTTGTTCCTTTTTAACCTGCTTTAAAACTGCCTTTTGACGCTTGAGAATATTTTCAATAATTGCAGTATTATACGCATCGTGAATAAACAATTTCGGAACATGTGCAGCGAAAAAGCCGTTACCGGCTTCTGTTCCGGAGATAACTGTTCCGATAGGAATATCTTGATGATGAAACATTAGGTCTTGTACTAAAAAACTCTTACCTGTGTCACGCCGGCCTATTAATACAATGACTGGTCCTTTATTTTCATCTGGACGAAAACTAATGGCTTTCATCTCAAACTTCGCAAGTTCGAGATTCATTTGAAATTCTGATTTATAATATACTATACTTTTAATTCAAACCTACCTAAACCTATAATAAACCTAATTAATTTATGTATTATAGTAATAATAAATACATTATATTATTGCATTTTACGAAAATACCGCAATTGTCAAGTGCAATATATTGTAGTGTTCCTACATCTATCGAACAACCCGTTTAATTCATATATAAATATTCTAGTTATCATTCATATTATCATTCGTATCTATCCATATTTATTTCAATTTAGGAAATAATCATATTTATTTATTAATTATTACATTATATGTCAACTAATCATTCTACAAAAACTAAATCAACAAAAATACAGATTCATTATCGTAAACACAAATATACCCCCGAAAAGGTAGATTCTGCATTATTGTTTGATATTCAAAACTATATTCCTATTTATTCGAAATTTTTCGATTTAAATGAAACCAATTTTAATCAAATCCAGCTAAATCAAAAATACTACATTCAAAATATTATCGATAATAACGCGCATAGTGGTGATAATGACGACAATGGTAATAACGATACAAACAACCGCGACCGAGACCCAAAACATGCCCCAACACCTAATTATTTAGAAACAACCATTATCGATGATGACGGAGATTCTAAAAATGTACCCATTTTTGTAAAATACTCTCCACTTATTGACCCTATCCGATATTTGTCTGGAAAATATGATGGTCAAGATAGTCGAATTAATACATTGCCACATATTTCATCAAATGAAAATACATGTGATGCAAAAATGCTAGATAAAAATAACGCATCTTACATTGATGGGTTTTTCTCATATTTAACAAGCAAATCATTGCATGAACATGGTATTGTTCACGGTCTCGATTATTACGGCAGTTATTTATGTAAACAACGAGAGTTTTCAACAAATATTTATGACGATATTGATTATTTACTTGATTGTGATTTTTTTCATAGTAAAGAAGATAAACTATTTACATTAGATATTCCATCTGACGAAAATAACAGTGACTGTGATGATAATAATTCACAAACCGAAGTAACAACTCGGCGTTTGATGAATATTCGAAAACAAATGAGACCAATTCTCGGGTTAAAAGATAAAGATAACGATAAAGATAACGATAAAGATAGAGAAGTATTAAAAGATGAACTCAATATATTAGATGTATGTTATGATAACAATTATAGTACCATATCTCCATTATTTCCGACGGAAATCGATATCGACGATATTGATAAACAAAATATGAATGGTTCGTCATTGTCTGCGAACAATTTGACTGAATTATTAGATATTGATTTTCCTTTTGATAACATTATTGACGATAAATCTAACGCAGAGACTCATCCAGATAGGGTAGAGACAGATGCAGCAGAGACGAATATTATAGAATCCTTAAACATAAATCTAAATATAAAACACATTAAAGGTGGTAGTAAACGAAATAATATTGATAGTAACCGTGAAAATGACAGCAGTCATGATAGCTACAATGATAGTGATAGTGATAGTGAGTCTTCTTTATCGCATTCATCTAATACTACAAATATAAGTAATCGGGATAATGATATAGATAATGATGAATGTAATACGAGTGAAAATGGCGATACAACGATAAATTCCAAATTAGTCGATACTGATGCTGATGCTCATGCTCATGCAGACGACGGTGATGATGACGGTGATGATGACAGTGATGATGACGGCGATGATAACGAAGGTGATAACGAAGGTGATAACGAAGATGATAGCGAAGGTGACGATGATGAAAGCTATAATAGTGACGATGAAAAGGTAATCGCTAAAATAAAGGATTTCCCAGTTCAGGCGATTTTATTGGAAAAATGTGTTTCAACCCTCGATAATATTATGATGAATGATGAACTCACTAGTGAAGAATGGGTATCGATATTGTTTCAAGTGATTATGACACTTTTAATTTATCAGCATATGTTTGCATTTACGCATAATGATCTTCATACGAATAATGTTATGTTTATTGAGACGACTGAGGAGTACATCTATTATTTATATAATGAACAATATTACAAAGTTCCAACTTATGGCCGTATTTTCAAAATTATCGATTTCGGTCGTGCTATTTATACATTTCGCGGGCAATTGATGTGCAGCGACAGTTTTCATTTAAAAGGTGACGCCGCGACACAATACAATTTTGAACCTTATTTTAATCCAGAAAAACCGGTTATTATGCCAAATTATAGTTTTGATTTGTGTCGTTTTGCATGCGCATTGTTTGATTACTTTATTCATGATATTCGTAAGGTAGAAAAAATATGTAAAGACGATCCTGTAGTTAAACTAATTGTAAAATGGACAATGGACGATAAAGGACGAAATGTGTTATATAAATCAAGTGGAGAGGAAAGGTACCCTGACTTTAAGTTGTATAAAATGATAGCGCGTTCGGTTCACAATCATATTCCCTCAACTCAAATTAACGACCCATTGTTCGACCAATATAAAATAACATATAAAAAATATAAGAAGCATGCCGGTTTAGCAGCGAAATTCACTAAGAATGGAAAGAACACTCACATTTTAATTAATGTTAACGAGCTGCCGTGTTATTGTGAACTCGCATAACCGAACAGCATATCATTATAATATCTACTTAATACAACAAGTAGATATTATGATAATCTGTGGTCGTAGCGCAAGTCCACAGACATTCCGCGCCACATTATATAGTCATTATACTATACAGCATATCCTCTGTATTTTGCAAACCCATTCTTTGCAATCACCTCAATCTCTCGCATTGTTCCAGCATATGAGCTGCCCGAATGCCCAATTTCCATGTGTCTTCCAACAGCCAATACAATCGGGTCGTCACTAAACATAAATCCGCGACCCACATCAGGAGTGTATTTTGAAAGATACACCCATGCATCGATTTCTTTGGTTTTGAGTTCCGGCGATTCTGTTGCGCGAACAACCGCTCTCATTCCATCGCGAATCATCGATTCTGCCCAATCAGAATTCCAGAACGATAAATCCAATGCATCGACTTCTTCGATTGTCGCGGGCCAATCAAGTCGGTCACACGTTGGGGAGGGGGTACTCGGTGCTCTCTCAAGCTCAACAATAATTCCGGAAGTTGAAATAGAAGCCATAATAATAAATGAATAACGCTAACGCTATGAATGTATGTATGTTATATCACGATATAGCATACATTTATTTTCAATTTTACATAATAATCCGGTCGATTAGCAATCCAACAATAATTCCTAGAGATAAACTTCCGGAAACGAATCCGACGAGTGTAGTTATAATTGTAACAATCCATCTCTTATCAAATGCTTGTGGTTTAAATATACTGTCCCAATCGCCTGTTTTGTAAACAACGAGTAACATAACACCTACAACCGCCGCAATCGGTATCTCATTTATACCTCTAACTGCAAATATAGATATAATTATAAATAATACACTTGTTATAATCGAAGAAAATTGTGTCTTCGACCCATTAAACAGATTTAATTTACTTTGACCTACCAACACACAACCTCCGAATCCTCCTATTAATCCTGTAGCAACATTTGCAATACCTTGCACGATACTTTCGCGGAATGAATCTCCCTTCACATGCAATGCTTCTTCTGCATCTCTTACCATAATCAATGATTCCATTAAACCGGCAAATGCCATTGCAAACGAAAATGGCAACATTTTAAGAATACTTGTTACATCAAACTTTATCTTGCTTAAATCCGGAAGTGAGAATGTTGGTAATTCAGATTTAATTTCGCCCATATCCTTAACACGGGCAATATCATAATACGACGAAAATATATAAATAAATGCAGTTATAATAAACATAGAAATCAAACCACCAGGTATATATATTTTTTCATTTTTGTTTTCGCCACCGCGACCATTATTGGGTTTGACAAGTTGTATTGTCCCATAAAATGCGATGGCTGCGGCTATAATTGTAAACAATGTTGTATTTGCCATTTTAATTCCAGATATCCATTTCCCATCTTTATCCTTAAAGTCTTCTAATTGATTCACCGCAATTAATCCGGCAAGCGCTACCAAAAATCCTGACATAATATGCTTTGGAACATAGGTTATATATTTGTATAATCCGGTTAGAGCCGCTAATATTTGAATAAAACCGCCAACAATAACGGTTGGAATAATATAATCTGCACCTAAAAGCGATTTTACTCCCACTATAGAAGTCGCTACAGCTGCTGTCGATCCAGAAATCATTGTCGGCATTCCACCAAATATGGAGGTTATTAATGAAAAAACCATCGTGTTATGAATACCTACATTTGGTGAAAGTCCCATTATTAGCGCGAATGCGATAGATTCTGGAATTAGCAATAGTGCAATTGTCAACCCCGATAGAAATTCATTTATAATTTGTGTAGGTGAAGTAGATATTATACTGGCTTCGATCATTATAATATAAAAACAATCGATTATATAGTATAAATATATATATATATATATAATATAATTGAATTAAAGTTCGATATATTTACGATGACAACAACGGATGATGATGATAATATAGAAATTAATGGTCCAAGTAGCGTAGTCGTTGACGAAATAATGACGAGTCTATTTGTGGAATCTGATTCAGATGGTGATGTTGATGTTGAATCTGTAGTTTCTCATAATGAAGTCCATACTGTCACTGAATCGACCCCTAAATTCATAAGAATTAATGGTAATGTATATGATGTCACTAATTTTAAGCATCCAGGTGGAAATATAATTAATCTTGTCGGGAATGAAGATTCAACTGATAGATTCAACGAATATCATTTTCGTTCGAAAAATGCTCGTAGTGTTTTGCAATCATTGCCTCATGTAACTGATGAAGAGCATAATATTAGAAATGCAGAACAAGATGATTATGAGTTACCACCGGTTCTAACAACTCGAGAGCAGGAAATGACAAACGACTTTCGCGAGATGAGAACTAAACTTATCAATAATGGGTGTTTTGATGCAGACTATATGCATGTATATTTTAGATTGATGGAACTTATGTTTTATTTTGGTATGGGCACTTTTCTTGCATCGTATAATATTTACGCATCGATGTTCGCATTCATTGTTTTTCAAACGCGTTCTGGGTGGCTTCAGCATGAAGCGGGACATAATAGTCTAACCGGTTTTCCAAAAATAGATCGCGTAATCCAAACAGTTACTTTTGGGTGGGGGAATGGGCTTAGTTCTACAGTTTGGAATACAATGCATAATAAACATCATGCATGGCCACAGCGCATAAAGCATGATGTCGATTTAGATACAACACCGTTTGTTGCTCTATATAAACGAGCATTTGAGGAAAATACGCATGACAAACTTGCATCTCAATACAAGAATCGATGGTGGTTGCGTTTTCAAGCATGGTTATTTATTCCGGTTGTCAATGGATTCATTGTTCATTTGTTTTGGGTTTATCATCTTCACCCTAAAAATGTATTTCGAGGAGGTTTGAAACTATATACTACCAAGTGGCTTGAAGCATTTTCAATGGGTGCGCATCATTTATCAATTCCATTAATTTTCAGTTATTATAGTGGATATTCGATTATTTCAGCATATTTATTATTCATGGTTTGTAAAATGTTTACTTTTATGTATATGTTTGGACATTTTTCTCTTTCACATTCGACAACAGGTGTTACTCCTGAAAATAAATCGTTGATTTGGTTTGAATATGCAATTCGTCATAGTGTGAATATTTCTACAAAGTCGGTATGGATTAGCTGGGTTATGGGATATCTCAATTTCCAGATTGAACATCATTTGTTTCCATCAATGCCGCAATACAAGAATGCAATGGCCGCGCCGTATGTTCGCGCTTTCTGTGAAAAATGGAATGTTCCCGGTGATTATGACATACAATATAAAGAGCTAAGTTATTTTGAAGCGTGGAAGCAGATGTTTACCAATCTAAATGAAGTTGGAAAACATTATTTTCATAATGAGACTGATAATCAAAAAGTAAAGATTAATTAAAATAAAATAATTTAAAATTCAGGTGTTCCCACAAAAACTGCTGGCGAGGACATTACAGATGAATCTGCTTTATCCAATATTTTAAATTGTTGAAGAACATAAATACCAGCAATCGAAGACACGCAAACAACGATCGTGTCTCGTATCAATATTTTCATCGGTTTTTGCGATTCGGTTTCAATAAATCGCATCTCTAAAAATTTTATAATAAAATAAATGATCGCAATGACTGCGCCGACAATAATTAGATTATTGCCCGAAAATGTAGCTTCTTGCATAGAAGTTATGTTTGTATTGGAATGCTTATAATGATTAGAATTATAGTTGATATAATTATAGTAATATAATGCTAAAGAATGTATACATATTCATTCAATAAACATTTTGGAAGTTATACGCGAATCATTCAAAACTATACTATAATGATCGGCTCGGCGATTACCATCATTATTCGTGGAACCCCAAAATATATTATAACTGCAGATAATGCTAAAAATGCGAAAGTTCCTAAAATAATAATAATGTCAATAAGAACAATATTTTGATACCAATTCGAGTTTTCTTCAAATACCATGATATAATGAATGAGATATGAAGATAGTAAAGTAAAATATACAAAGTTAATAATTTTGTTTATAACACCTCGATATCATCTAATAACGGGTGCGTGTTTAAATTGTGGCTTTCATTTAATGAATGTATATCTAATGTGTCTAAATTAATATCGCCACCGATATTTAATCTATCACTCATTTCATCATCGCCATCGTCATCATCATGATTATTGTTATATTCATTTATACGCTCACTTGAAGATGTTTCAAATGTGCGTATTTGATTATTTCCAAATGAAACGCCACTGCCACTGCCACTGCCACTGCCACTGCCACTGCCAAATTCGCCACTGCCACTGCCAAATTCGCCACTTGTTACAGCACTTGTTACAGCGATCGAATCTGAAGCATCAGCACTTCCATTCAGTTCACCAACAAAATCTAATTGGTCGATTCTATCTCCACCAGATGAATTTTCTGCATCGCCGCTATTTTCATTTTCGTCGTCACTGTTTCCATCGAGTCCAACACCCCTGTCACCGCGATGCCTCCTTCTTCTCGTGGAATTATGCGTTCTTCGTCTCGCAGACATATTCGCAGAAGCTTCAGAGATAATAGGTTCTTGCTTAATAACCTCTTCATTTTCCGTAATTTCCACTACATCTTCTATCGCATCTTCCAAATACATTTTAATCATTTCTTCGACTGGAATATTATCCCGAATTGTATTAAAAATACTCTCCTTTACAATTATTTCAAATTCTCGATTATTGCGCTGAATATTAAGAGGATGAATACCCTTCTCAAAAATATACACATTCGAGTATAACTTTCTGGCACTATTCACATAAATCTTGTGAATAAATGTTGATAAATCGGGTATTTTAATATCTATCTTCTTCTGTTTGTTTCCAACACGCATAGCAGTCATACATTTCAAATGAATAATATGAACACATGTAATTAAATCTTCTAAATATCCACAGGTACTCTTCTCTTTAATTCTATCGGTTTCTTGTTCTATAATTGTCAGGTTCCATTTTGGAACTCTCGATAGAAAGTTTTGAAATGTCATCAAATACTTATCCTTCTCTTTATTTGCGACACATAATTTCATCGCTTCGTCGAATATAGACCTAAATCCTTCTTGCACCATCGGTGATATAATATTTACCAATCGAGACGCCCATTCGTTTTTTGATTCATACAACGATGTAACAGAATAATCGTCCATTTAGTTATTAATAAATTTCTAGTGATTTACATAAAAGATATATTTTCTAAACTTCGTTCACAACGAAAAACAATAAAATGGAGCAGAAATAATAATAGCAATTTTTCATTTCTAAATTCTTTGCGAACTTTATCGAACATTATAAGTAGCTCGTACTTTACAATATCGTTCATATTACTATTATGCACAAAATCAATAATATCTAATGCGCTATATCCTTGTTCATACAATTCTCTCGATATACGCGCGATATTTATTGGTTTTGTAGTGTCGCACTCGACATCGTCATGACTAACACCGATACATACATCATTGTCGCGGCTTTTTAGATATGATGGATGAATTTTAATTATGGATTCGATAGATTTCATTCTATCATCGGCTAATGAAATTTCCATATTATGATGATAAGAATGAAGATTGGTCGCATGACCATTAATAATCGGCTCTGCAACATATATATCACAAAATCTCGATAGAATTGGCTTAAGAAGACTGTCTTTATTCTCGACAACAATGAAAAATCTCGTAGAATAACTAAACAATTCAATACACCTACGCAGCGCCGATTGTGCATCAATTGTCAATTTATCAGCATTTGTCAATATTACAGATTTAAATATATTTCCGTCTTTCAGGTCAATATTTGTCTTCGCGAAAAACTTCAATTCCTCACGAATAAACCTAATCCCTTTTCCGTGTGCACAATTCGCTTTCATTACATAATTCTTGATTGCCACCTTATCTCCGCTATAAATCGAATGTATAAACTTATTTAATATATGCGTTTTTCCACAACCATGCGGGCCATAAAAAATAATGTTGGGTATCTTTCGGTTTTCGATGAAATATTCTAGTTTCTTATGGATTTCTTCATGGATTAAAAGTGGTTGTTCGATAGATTTGTGTGTTTGCATATTATTAGTAATAAGATTATTAATAATATGATACAATAGTATTTAATTGTTATTTTAACTAAAGATTAATAGCCGGCTCATATGGCGATACGCCCGACAAAGTACCTGGCATATTGCTCTTGCCGTCATTCACTTGCTCACCATCTGAATAATAATAATTTGTGGTATAATAATAGCTGGTCGGTCGTGATGCAATCGTGTAAGGTGATTCTTCCTCATAAGATTGTCCGTTATATTGCCCTAAATATGCGGTTGCCGCTGGAGAACCATCTTCATAGTAATAAGCATTATGCTTATTTGTTCGCTTATTTGATTGTGGATCATCCGGGTCAATCCAGTTTCCAATTCCGCGAATAAGGTTGCCGGCGGCATCACGAATTCCACCAAATAATCCTCTCTCGTGTCGGTTGCTACCATTTATATCATTTGGGCCACTTCGTTTATATTTATTGAAATTGCGTGTTATACCGCGACGATAAATATCATTTTCGTTTAATGCGCTTGAACTGCTTGCACTTGCTATGTCATCATAGCTCGACCTCGTTGAAGATGCAAGTAGATTCTTCTCAATCTGCGTTCCATCGGGCAAATAAGTGGCCCAACGAATTACTTTCACGCAATCTGCGTCAATGCGACAAGCGTCCGAACCTGTTTGACCAGGATTACTGCATTTCCATGGGCACTTCTTCATAAGAAGCACATTATTTCCTTCAACTGTTTTAACTAAATTGCCGGACGGATCTGTCTTGAAAATATTCTGGCAATTCCCTTCATTACTAGAAAGTGTAGATGGCTCAATACATTTCCTCACGAATCCGTCATCACCATATCGCCATGCAGAACCGTCAAACCATGAATCTGGGTGACTTGCAATCAATTTGTTGCGCAGTTTAACAGCATCATCATAACTTGTTTGAGCGGCATCTTTACCACTCGCGGTAGCATTACGCAATTTAGTCCATGCGAGTTCATATGCCTTTTGTGCATCAACCGCCCATTGACTTTGCCTCTTTACATCACTAATAAGCACTGAAGAAGCAGCTGCTGTCACATATGTAGTTCCGTCACTCGCGGTTCCACTTGAGGATGCAGCGGCTGAAGCACTGGAACCACCTGTTATGGCCGGAAATGTGTAATAACCCCGCTCAATAAGTTGAGAGTTTGATGCAAGTGTAACCATCTGTGCTGATACAGCAGTCTGGTTTGAAGGAATAGTCGTTAATCCGGCAAATACTAAAGTAATAAGTTTGTTTGCAGGTATATTCTCTGCTAGCGTTGGTGTAAATAATATGTTTGTTAATGAAGCATACGCGAATCCAGAAGAACTTCCACCAGAATAAGCGCAAGTACCGACAATAGCCGCGTTTATGTTGTTACTATTAACATATCGGCCTGATTCTAATCTAACAAGATCGCTATTTTGTGTCAAACCAGGTATTTGTATTACCATTTTCTCTCCACTAGCAAATGGATTATTTAATTTAAATGCGATTTTTACATTTACACTTGTGCTAGTTTTTGCAGGCTCGTTTTCATTAGAACCTGGATATACTTTAATTTCTGGATTTTGCGCCATTAATCTACATTTTTCGGGATAATTTATATCTTTTAAATCGGCAGAAATCGCTGGGTAGTTCATAAGCATTATTGCAGTACCACCAGATGTCGATGTTGTTACACTGATTATGTCTTGGTCGGCAGTTCCAGCCACGCGAGCTGTTCCTAATTTCAAATTTTTTACAATCAATTTACATTGTGTGAGATTATCAACAGCAGGAGCACTAGCTCCCCCGCCAATGATATATTTAATTCTACTACTACTGGCAAACGAAATAATTCCACCGTTACCGTCGATTGGTAAACTACGAGTTGTGTTTATTAATTGTCCAGATAATACTTTACCAGCAGTAGTAGGTGGTACAAAATATCCAGATGGATAATTGATATAAATTTCACCAGGTACTGGTGATGGTGATGACGCTGATGCAGCAGGTATTGCCGTTGAAACTGTAAACATAAAATGAAGTTCATCAAGTTCATCACCAGTTATAAAACAGTAATCGCCGCCAACAGATTTACTAGAAGGAACCACGCTTAGACTACCCATTTTTACTACAAGTCCTTCTATTATACCAGACCCATACCCTTCTGATGGTGATAACCAGTTACCAAATTTCCCATTTCTATATGTTCGCGATACCCATACACTTACAAGTAATATTAATAATAACACGAATATAACTGTATATTTATCTTCGAATAATTTTGATATATTCATTTACAATAAAATATTCTATGATTTCGTTATATATAACTACATAGAATATTTTAGTATTTTGTATTTTAGTATTTTGTTAATGAATTAATATGTTTGTAAGCTATGCGTATACGGATTTTGTCTAAATGCGTTTAGTATATCTGGATTAATTCTCTCATTAAGAGCGCGTTCATCGTAGCTTTGCGGCATTGTCATCTTACCATGAATATCGATACTTGGAATCATCGCCGGCGCATTTGTAGGAGCCATAGTTCGGTTATTCATTCTATCCGCGTCTAATCTATCGATCTGAACATTTGTATTGGAATTAAATAGCGACATTGCGCCATGATTTGTGATATTCTTATATGTTTTATTCACATTATTGCGCTGGTTATATGCTGCGTTATATACCTGGTTACCCATTTGTGTAACTGCTCCGCCTGCTCCTCCTAAATAATCTATCGATGTACTTGTTCTTTCCGTTTCAACTGGTGTATTTTGCGAGATTAAATAACCAGATGCTGCTTGTCTCTCTACATTCAAATGGTCAAACCCGACCAACCCGACTGTCGTTTCCTTAATTGTGGTTGGTGCTCTATCTGCGGGATTAAACATTGCGCCAGCACTAACCGGCATTTTCGCGTTCTCATATGGTCTTAAGTTTCCAACAGAATTTTCCTTTCGTGACGGCTTAAGTATATCTAACAAAGGTGCAACAACTGCGCGTAATGCGCCATGAATACCACCCATTTCATTTTGACGAACACTTGTTCTGTTATTATGTGTAAATTTGTAGCTTAATCTTCCAAAATCGGCTTCTGTTGCAGTATTCCTCTCGGCTGCGTATGGATTAATCATTGGCTTGCCGTCGTATACCTCACGCTTCGGGTCTTCATAATTTTCTGGTGCATACATCGCTGCTGCGCCAGTAGTGGCTGTAACACCATAATATTCGGTTGTTGTTGTGGTGCGGTTTCCGTCCTTATCAATTTCTATCGGTCGCAATGTTTCTCCCTTCTCCATGCCGGTAGTTGTAAACCAACGGTCAGGTGTATTGATAAAATATGTATCTGGAAGATGTTTCTCCATTCGTCCTAAAGTTTCCGTAGTTGGCGCGGTTTGAATATAATGCGCGGCCGGACCTTGATGTCCTTCTAGCGAATAAGTGAGCTTGGGGTTTGTCTTTACACGAAGTTCGTCAACACCGCGATCAATCCATTTCTCGCGCGATTCCATTCCAGAATTAAATCCCATAGATCCTTGTGTTCCATATCCTTTATCTAAACCTGGACCAACACGGACCTCCTCCCATGGCTTCACATTTGAGATCTTCGTGCTTGGAATAACTCGCGATTGGTAAAAATCGTTTTGATTTGGCATACCATTTGGAAGATGCATATTATCGTGAGGGGTAAATAATGGGGCTTGTTCCATTTTCGATACATACTGTGAACCGGACCCATTCTTATTATCGAGAACATTTTCATTCATATTTGCACTTGACGATGCACCGCGTATTTTTGCGCCATAAAATGGTTCCATGTTATTATGTTTAAATTTACTCATGTCTATTTTTTCACCCATTAAAGACTGAAACCCGTCCTTTGCATAATTATCGCCAAACTGGGTTTTATTGCCGCCGAATTCAAGGTCGTCATAGTTTTTTGAAGGAGCTGGCGTATTATCGGGTGTATTCACAGCTGCGCCATTCGTATTAACATAATATTTGCTGTCATTCGAAAATTCACGGCCTCTTTCAGGAATACCGGTGCTTCTCATTATGCCTACACCTCCTACGCCACCTGCGACACCAGCCGACATTTTGTCAAAATCGACATTTCGCGCATAATAACGGTCAGTTGCAGTATTAGGATTAGAATAATCATTCACATTTGAACCTGTATTTGGTCGAGTAATCGGATAATTCGTTGTCGGAATTGTCGTATTCGGTAAATAGTTTGTATTTCGACCCATATTCGAATACGCTTCCTGTGTTTGTAAGTTACTGCAACTTTTTTGATTTGATGCTATATATGCTGCGCCAAGCATTAAAGCACCAATCGCGATTTCTGCCATTTAACTTATATTTACTAACTAACTATTATATGACTTATATTATATTAAAAAAATATATTATATCTATTTGATAAATATAATATATATACGGAATAAAAACGGTGTTATGAAAATAATGCTGCTCCGCTAAACTGGCGAAAATCGCCAATATTATGTATCTTTGATTCAGAACTGCCAGTGCCGGTTCCAAACCCGTTAACGCCCAAGCCGCGTTCGGTTGTTCTGCGCCCGCCGGCCATTCCCTCTAAAGCCGGATTCCTGTTTGCGGGGTGAACTGCAATATAAGTATCATCTTGCAGGAGTGTGGTTCCTGATATGGAATTTGAAATATTGCGGGGAATAGATGGCACAAAATGGTCCTTTTCTAAAATACGAGTGCTAAGATTGTTATTGAAAGGTAAAAATACATTTTCTTGCGGGTCAAAATGAAGCATCTTCCAGTTATCTTGTTCGATATCTCGCAACATCCATGCAGGATGAGTTGCGCGTGTTTGTTCCACTGCAGAGCCAGCCTTAGTCGGGCACTTTATTAATTCGTTGCTTCGAGATGCCGTCGATGAATTTGGAGACAAGTAATTTTGTGTATCTTTATTCAATGGACGACTAAGACCGCGTAATTCAGTTTCTATATCTACAGTATTTGTCATAATATTACCAGCCCATAATTGAGATCTAATATATGGGTCTTCTACATAATATGGTTTATCACCAGTACCTGGTACATTTAATATATATCTACCTGCGTCTGTAGTTTGTTGTAATTGTTTTTTAATTCTGGCAGGATCATCATGAAATCTTGTAAATGACATTGCTTGCTGTTGTAGAATAATATCTATATATAGAGTATAATTTATATATAGATATTATTGTAAAATGATATTATTGTAAAATGATATTATTGTAAAATGATATTATTGTAAAATGATAATGAATAACATATATAAAATAGCATAAATACAATATACTATACTATTTATCCCACAAAATGAAAATCATTGAGGTCAAAAATGATACAAATATGATAATTCGAGAGAATATACCGAACAATAATGGTCAACCAGCAAAGTGTTCTTCTAAATCCTATACAATTTGCTTAAATATGATTGTGAAGAATGAGTCCCATATTATTGAGAAAACACTGTTCAATCTATGTAGTTATGTTGACTTTGATGCATATTATATATCGGATACTGGTTCAACTGATAACACGATTAGTATTATTCGCGATTTCTTTCATAAGCGAAATATACCAGGTGAAATAGAGCAGGTTGCATGGCGTGATTTCGGGTTTAATCGAACATTATCACTTCAAATGGCATTTCAAAAAACAGATTATTTGCTTATTTTTGATGCAGATGATTCGATACATGGCAATTTTGTAATGCCTGAAAAACTAACACACGATGCTTATCAGTTAAAGCTCGGTGACTCGTTTGTATATTTACGAACATTAATTGTGAATAACCGAAAGCGTTGGAAGTTTGTAGGCGTTCTTCACGAGTATATCGCTTGTATTGACAAAGAAGAAAGTTCGGCGACAATTGAAGGTGAATATTTTGTTGAGTCTGGTCGTAGTGGTAGCAGAAGTAACAATCCTAATAAATATATTAATGATGCGACCGTGTTAGAAAAGGGTTATATAGATGAAATGGCTGGACATAAACGCGGAGATGGAAGTGGAGATAAGAATCTTGCAGAGAGATACTCTTTTTATTGTGCTCAAAGTTATATGGACGCGGGTCTTGCATATATAGATAAATCGATCGAATGGTATCTCCGCGTACTTGAGCAACAGAATTGGTCACAAGAGAAATATTATAGTGCATTATGTTTGGGAAATTTATATGCTAGAAAAGGCGACAAATATAATTCATTAAAGTTTTATTGTAAAACGATGGAATATGACGAAGATCGAATGGAGGGAATTGCTTCTACAATGGAGATATTACGTGCTGATGGAAATCATGTTATGGTGAATTCGTTATATCATAAATACAAAAAATATAATAAGAATCCTACTGGTAAGCTATTTTTATCTATGGATAAATATCAGGATATTATTGAATATACCAATTCTATTTCGTCATTTTATATATTCGATAAGCGAAGTGGTTATGATTGTTGTAAGACTATTCTTCAAAATAATATTATGGCACATCATTATATGATATCAACATTTGGCAATATTGTATTTTATACAAACTTTTTTGAACAAGACACGATACCCGATTTATTGCGGTTATTTTATTCGGTGGATAATCTTCTATCGGTGGTTGCTTCTAAAAATGATAGTTATTCTGATACAGATTACGATATTTGGACCCAATTATTTAACAAAGTTCGCCATTGTTTAACAGCTGCACCTAAAATACACGAAATTGAAGAGGAATATTTGCCAGGTGGGTGTGGGTCTAGTGATACGATAAGGTTAGAAACGGATGATGCATGCAATAAACCAGTTATTACGAGATATAAACTGAGGTTATCCCCAGATTTAAGTTATTTGAATCAAAATACCCCAGTTTTACCGGAATCGCCTATTTATGTAACTGTAAATAAAAATCAACATATACAAACAATTATAACATTTACAACATGTAAACGATTTGACTTATTTCAACAAACGGTTAATTCTATTATAAACATGTGGCGAGATTTGAACCAGATTGACTATTGGTTTTGCGTTGATGACAATTCAAGCGAAGAAGATAGAATTAAAATGAAGGAAGTTTATCCGTTTATAGATTATTATATGAAAACACCCGATGAGAAAGGGCATCGTCCAAGTATGAATATTATATGGAATAAGTTAGAAGAATTAAAGCCGAAATATTGGATTCATATGGAAGATGATTTTCTATTTCATACGCCAGGAGATTATATTAAAAGGCCAATTCAAATGATGAATGATTCTCGAAGACTCGGGAATAATGTTCGTCAAATTTTATACAATCGTAATTATGGAGAAACGATAAAGGATTATAATATTCAAGGACATAAAATTATCAGGGACATTCAATATGATGTTGCGATGCATGTTCACAAAACAGGCGATTTTGAATATGGAAACAATCATTATTGGCCTCATTATAGCTTTAGGCCATCGTTTATTGATGTAAATGCAGTGCTTATTCTAGGTAATTACGATAGCGCAAACCAATTTTTTGAAATGGATTATGCAAATAGGTGGTTTTCAAATGGGTATTTATCGGGGTTCTATAACCAAATTACAAATCGTCATATTGGCCGATTGACATCTGAAAGGCATAATAATAATTTGCCGAATGCGTACGAATTAAATGATGAAAACCAATTTGTCGCAAAAGAAACTGCGCAAAAGGATAAGGGTATTGCTCCAACAGAAAATATAAATAAAGTAGTTGAGTCGCCGGTCAGATCTCCAATAGTGGGTTCATCGGTTAAAAAATACTATTCTACCCAATTATTTGATGATGGATTTGGCGCACAGTATCAACGATTTATATGGACATGTATTTACGCCGAACATTGTGAAAATGATATATTTATCTATCGAACACCTGACAAGATTGCACATAATTATAGCGGTGATTCTACATTTATCGAGAAGATGGAAACTCTCATGAATATGAAGGGTAATTATTTGAATTATAATACAATAATGGATATAAATGCCAAAGCCGAATTAGAAGGAAACCATGATAAAAAAATCGCGATAATTATACCAAATTTCTATGATATTTTCAATTATGTCGAGAGAAATATTGATAAGTGTATGAAGAGTGAAAGTATGGCGCGCATTAAAAAATGTTTTTGGGCGAATAAGCGTCGCCAAGATATTTATGCGGGATTTCCTGCAGTGTTTCCAGATGGTAAGCGGGCTCTTCATTTAGCGGTTCATATTCGACGACCGAATATAGATGATACAAAGGCAAATGGCGGCGAAGAATATGATAATGCGTATTATATCCGTTCATTACTCACAATTCGCGATAAATATGCTCAAACAAAACCGGACCATATTATAACCATTCATATTTATTCACAAGGTGCGACAGAGCGGTTTACTGATTTTGTAAGCCATCCGTTACTAAGAGAAAATGTAATACTTCATTTAAATGATGGTAATGAAGAAACATATATGGGAATGGCTGGTGCTGATATTCTAATAACATCAGCAAGTTCATTTAGTTATAGTGCGGCATTTGTTTCTGATGCAGATATTTACTATACTGAATTTTGGCATAAACCGTGCAGCTGGTGGAACATTCTTAAGGCATAGCATAGCATAACATAGCATAACATAGCATAGCATAGCATAACATAATTTGCTGATACTATTAATACAATTTATTCTAATGTATTTATAGTATAAAAGATTGAGAATATAGATATAATATAGATATAATATAATGGAAGTTTATGATGATGATCATGATGAACAAGACGATAATGAAGAACATGATCCAACGGTAGATGAACTACATAAACGAGATACATTAATAAAAATATTACGAGATATTGAAAATTCTTCAAAATATGACATAATAATTATGATGGTAAAAGCAAAACATAATAGTAAATATAATAAGAACTTGATTCCATCTTACTTGGCGATTCGTGATAAATTTGATAAATATGTAAAGGAGCAACATGGTTCTGTTGAAAATCTAGAAAAAATTATTAGTCATTTAGACAATATTTTATTAGAATTTATTCGAAAACGCGGAGAGAAAGATGGTAAAAATAGTATGGACAAATACAATGATAATGATATCGAAAGTGAAAAATTTATTGCAGATATAATGAAAGAAAAACAAAAAGTAAGCAAAATATTAGTTAAAATGAGAATTGTATTGAATAAGTTTAATGAAGTAGACTCGCTTGGTAATAATACAACACTTGTAGTACTAAATTCAGGAACTGTTATTTCATAAGAATTATTTCCAAGACTTCTTTGTGTTGCTCCAGCATAACTTATAACTAATGGATTATTTACTAA